TTTCAATAACCACATTATCTCTATTTTTATATCCCATACCATAAAGAGTATTAAAAGTCAACATAGAACGCTTATTATCATAATTCACAAAAGCATTATGAGCTTCTCTCAAATCTTCTATCTTCGGAAACTCTATATAATCATCATCATCTTTTCCTTGAACAAGATAATACACTGCACCTGACTTCTTAGCCATATGTTTAATATCTCCGACCCTAATCACATCATTAAATTGCATCACAGATTTTAAAGTTCTATACAAATGACGCAAATAAGCAAAAGCCATACGGTTACCCATACACAAATTAGCTAAAGACATAATTTTGGCAAAAACAGTGATCGTATACTGGTTAGATTTATCAGAGTTACCCAATCTAAAAACCACCTCATCCCAATCTCTATACGTAAGGATACCTTGATACTCAAAAACTGTAGAACCATAAGACCTTTCATACACATGAACACAAGAATTCTTTAAGAAAGTCATACCTTTAACAGTTTTCTCTTTAATCTCAACCCAGAATTCAGGTAACACTTCCTCACAATAAACAACTCCATACAAGGGGGCTTTCTCAATATACTTATATATAAGGCCAGCTTTTTCTTTTACAAACTCCTTATAATCCTCAGCATTTATATTGAACCAATCGGAAAAGACCTTAGGATAACCAAGAAAATTATCATCCCCACTAAAAGCGAAACAAAAGAGATGGTACTTAATCCCAATCTTCAAATATACCAAATTCTTATTATCTTTATATTGTCTCAACTTATGATCTAAATACATAAAGAAAACGATACACTGATACAAAGTATTCCCATTGGACGTCTCATATTTCCCGGAAAACATCATCCCTTCTACCTTATATAATCTAGACATAAAAGTAATATACAAATATTTAAAAGTCAATCGATAAATAATATCTGACATAACCGTCCGGGCAGCGTATCCATTCATTCCCTTATACGAATAAAAGAACGCTATAAACATTCCAACAGCATTAAGCAACCGATAGAGCAAAGTCATATCAAATCCTGAAAAATCTCCCCCAAAATATTCTCGTTCTCTCAAAAAAGGAAACATAGTATACAAAGTTTCAAATATAGGATCTCCAGGAATAGTAGAACCACAATCCATCCTTTTATATATTCGGGCCTGGCCTCCCTTATTAAGTTTAGTTCCTATCTCCACACCATTTATATTTACAAAATTAAATATAGGAGAAGCAAATATCATAGAAACTATTATAAAATGAACTGCCTCTATGAAAAAAAATACGGCACTTATTATGCATTTTCTTTAATTCTTCAAAACACTTAGCGCCAGTAAGCCCATTAAGTATCTCATATTTCATAGCACTAACGTTAATAGATTCTCCTGGAAATATCCTGTCGCAAACTTTATGTTTTTCAGCTTCATCCCACACTCTATCCAAATACTTCCTAGTCAACTCCACTACTTCATCCGCCATATCTTTTTTCTTTTTAGGAGGACGTTTGACATACTTACTATTAACTGTAATATAACCATCTTCTGCTTTAGCTTTTATAATCTGCAGAGTAACAGCTTCATAAAAAGGAGTTATACCCCCAGCACTATTATATTTCTTCAAATGCTCTTTGACTAAATCCCAATCAGGCTGTTCACACTCAATAGTCACATCTGGAGACCAACCATAGGACTTCAACAACATCATAGTTGCCGCTATCATATCTTTTTGCACAACATCCTTTGGTTCCAAAGCATTACGACTCATCTTCTCTAAATTATCCTTTACGTGAGCATTGTGAACATTAGTAACTATAGCCAAGGGTAAACCATCTCGAGAACCCACATTAGCCATAAAAACAGAAGGAATAGAAACCTTATTTACCTTATATAAACCATCAGTAGCTAAAACACCTAACAAAACTTCAGGAATAGATTCTGGAGGGGATTGAAGAGGAGATGTAATTCTACCTAAACTATGTCTTTCAATTTCTATCATATTCTTAGGTTTAAATGATCCAAATTCAATAAAATCAGCACACTCAGAGACTAAAGAAGATCTAACTTCACATAATTTACCTATTTTTGATCCGCATACTTCTGACAATATAAAAAGAGCATCATTCAGGACCTCTTCAGGAGTACAGTCCAAATTAGTTTGCATTACAACATTACCATAAGTTTCTTTATTTCTCTTAAGTTGTAAGTATAACACATTTTTATCTTTATCGTAACTAACACATCTCTTAAGCCTTGCAAAGAATGCCCTTTCAGTTGTATTCATTCTTTCTTTACACTTATCCCAAAAGTTATTGCATCCATCCTTAAAATTAGCATATTTTTCTATAAAATTATCGTCTATTTTTAATAAATCTGTCATCAAAAGGAGGTACGTTAACACAAGCCAAT